GTGTCGGGCCACGCGTGAAGGCGGGGGGGGTCTAGGAGACTCCTTAGAGGGGGTATATGGGCCGTTTTCATCGTGCGTCAGGGGCAGGGCGGGGGCGTGCCTGCTTATGTTTGTCGCGTCTGGCATTAACGTGCGGGAACATTCCGACCGCGTCAGAGTTCACGGCGCGTTGGATTTCCTTGGCTCGGCTGCGCATCCAGAAGTGAGAGCGTCCATACATCTTCCCGATCGTGCGGGAGTCCAGGCATCCGGGCAAGGACAGCGCCCATCTCACGGTTTCCACGTGACGACGGAAGGCGAAGTTATCTGTCGCGGCGAGCGCGTCGATGAAGCCCTTGAGCATCACGCCCACATGATCGCGAGAGATGAACGCCTCGGTCTCCTTGCGTAGGTTGTCACCATCACGCGTAGACCAGGCAGGATGATTGGCATCGACTTGGAATACGTGACGAGACTGCGACATCTCGCGATACGGAAGCACGCCGTTCTCGCGCATTTTCTCCTGGGACTTCTTAGGCTGAGAGAAGAACCAAGCGTCAAAGCTCTTCGCATCCCTAGCCGGAGCAGAGAGGTCGTTGATGCTGGCCTTGGTCACGGCTATGTAGTGGAAAGGATATTACTCAGCGGGCAAGTGGCAAAGGTTGTGCCAATATCCGTCGATGTCATACCTGAGCATAGCCTTACGCGTGAAGCGATAGGTCAGTGAGGTATACCTGCCATCATACTCAAGCGTCTGCTCCACGATCTCCTTGAGTTCGGCTGATGTCATCTTCGCCGGCCATGTGCTGATGACTTCCCTAAGCGCCTTGTCTTTCTCTTCCTTGACTGCCTTGGCTGCCTCGGTGGCCTGTTGCCGGATATGCTCCATCCTCTCAGGCTGTTCCCTCCAAGCCTTCTGCCTGTACCTGGTCAGACTCAGCTTACGCAGGATCCATCCTCTCCGCGCCTTAGTACGGTTCGGTTTGGTCATCGCGGTAGACTTGCCTCCTCGCCAGAGACTCGGTCGAACCCCGAGCGTAAGCGACAAGGGGTGAGACTAGAGTCACCCTTGTACGAAGTACATGGGACGGAAGTTGAGTCGGATGTTGATAAGGGAATTAGCATTGGGTTTAGGGTGGGGGTACGGGTGTTGACCCTCAGTTGACCTTCAAACGCCTTGGCGACCCCTTGGCGGGGCTGGAATCGCTATGCCTTGGGGCGACCTCAACCCCACTTTGGGAGGGGGGCTGGCTGTATTCCCACCTGATGACCCCCTTCTCGGCGGCATGGCGGATATGAATCTCGCCCTTGAACTGCCCTTCGGAGTCTCGGAGACCGGCACGGCCACGGCGCTTGGTCAGGCCGAACTTGTAGATCGGCTCGTCGCCCTGGCATCGGAAGAGGACGGCGACCTCGCGGAAGTAGTTGGTGAACTCTGAGGAGCCTAGGCCAGCGTAGGCTAGGTCGGCGACGGTGTGGCCTTCCTTGTCGCTGGCGGCCTTGGGCTTGCCGGTGTGGTGCATGGCCACGAGGACGGCGCCTGTCTCGAGCAGGATCGGGGCTAGATCATGGCGCAGGAACTTCGATGCCTGCTCCTGGTCGGACACGTCGATGCCGGCGAAGGAGAGCAGCGGGTCGACGAAGACGATGTCTGCCCGGTGTTCACGGACTAGGTCGGCGAGGGCCGCGGTGAAGGCCGTGCCCGTGCTGACGGTGTCGCGGAAGATGGCAAGGGACTCGCGCAGCTGGTCACGCTCCTGGCTGTCGAGGTAAGCACCTGCCACGACGTCCTGCAAAGCCTCGGAGACATCGCCCGCGTCATTCTCAGCCTGAAGGATGATGGCCCTAAGCGGTCGGGCTGGCTTGATGCCGAAGAAGTCACGGCCTAACGCCCAATGGACGGCGGCCTGCATCATCAGGGACGACTTGCCCGTGCCGGACTGGCCGACGATCAGGAGGGAGCCGCCCTTGCATAGCCAGCGATTGCCGAGGACGGTGTTCGGGTCGTCCTTGCGGTCGAAGGCCATGAGGTCGTCGAAGGCCATGCGCTTAGGGCCGTGCTTGACGGCTTTGGAGCCCTTGCGCTTGTCGGCGAGGCGGGCATAATGGTCGAGCAGCGTGTCCGGGTCGGTGGCAGACGCGGCGGCGGCGGTGGCGGCACGGAGCAGGGCGGCGTCGGCGATGAGCTCGACGTGCTCGGGTCGATAGGTGCCTGACCCTGCGTCGCTGACCAGGAGCGAGACGCTGGCCGCTTGGATGGGCGACCTGAACTCCCGCAGTTTCTGGCTGACGGTCAGTTCGTCACCGGGCGTGCCGTCTACCTGGAGCGCAAGGATCGCGGCGGCGATGTCTTGGTGGGCGGGCTCGAAGAAGTCGGACGGCTTGAGGTCGGCGGGGAAAGGGAGCGCGTCACGGAGGAGGACACCGAGGAGGTGGCGTTCCGCCGGCACGTTGTTCGGAGGAGTCATGGAAGAGAGGGTTGGGGTTTGGGGGCGTGGGTGCCCGTGGTCAAGATGCTTTGCGTAGGAGGCGGTCGAGGTCGGCCTTGCGGTAATGGGGCACAGGTCGAGGGGTGCGGAAGACCTTGCGGGCGATGTCAGCGCCGTCGATGCGGTACTGGATGCCGCGGACGGTGCGCTTGTTCTTGCGGGCGTACTGCGTTAGGGTGACCCATCCTGCGGGGGTCTTGAACGCCTCGAGGGCTAGGGCGGCCTGATGGGCCAAGGCCCAAGTCTTGAACCTGGGCGACAGGCGATAGATGAGGCGGTTGTGCTTGATGCGGCGCTCTTCGGCGAAGCCTGCCCTGACGATGCGGGCGATGGGGACGCGGACACCGGCGATGGTGTTAAGGCTGAGTAGCGGGGCAACGTCGATGGTCCTGATCCAGCCAGGGGGCACGTCTCTAGCATCCTCGCGTAAGGCGTCGATGAGGCCAGCGGGGTCGAAGCGCTTCATTTGGCCTTTGGCGTGAATACCTTGAGGTCGGTGGTCCAGACCCAGCGGGAGCCGACGCGGTGGACGAGCCAGACCTTCCAGTCCTTGCCGTCGACCCAGCCGGCGGCAAAGCCTGAGCCCCAGCGGGAGGTGGCAAGGCGATGCGATGCGTAGGCCATGGCGTCTTTCTGGCAGAGACAGCCGGCGGAGAATGCCGCGCCGCCTTCGGCCTTGGTAAGGTTAACCTGGGCGAGGGTGTGCGTGTGCCCGTGGATCAGTGCGCCGCCTCGGTCGGCGTAGTGCTTGCCCTGCTCTGCGGTGGCGTTGAGCCCGTGGGCGTAGCCGTGGATGAAGGCGACCTGCCCGAGTCGGTAGACGCCCTTCTCGGCGTGGTAGGGCAGGATGGTCTTGGCTCCGCAGCTCTTCGCGGTGGTCTTGATGCGGGCCTCGAGGTCAGCGCAGTAGTCGCGTACCAGGGCGGAGCCCGAGGTGTGCTGGAGGGCTTGGGCCCGGTGCTCGTGATTGCCCATCAGGTAGACGGTGGGCTTGGTACGCTCGAGGAAGGCCTCACCGGCCTCGATGTCCGAGATGAGGGACTCAGCGCCTTCAGCATCCTGCCCGGCTCCACGACGCAGGGATCGGAAGTCAAAGCAGTCGCCGAGGTGGACGCGGACGGTCGGCTTGTAGTCCTTGATGAACTCGACGAGGGCCTCGACGGCGTTCTCGTCGGCCATGTCGCCGTGGTTATCGCCGAAGGCAACGAAGCGGGTAGGTGTGCTCATCGGGCGTTCAGGTAAGGGATGGGCTTGCCGGCATCGAAGGCCGCGAGCATCTCGTCACGGCGCTGGCGGGCGGTGGTCAGGTCGCCGCCGATGTTCTCGACGATGTCCTTGCCGCGTCGACGCAGGCGGAACCAATAGCAGTCGCCCAGGCGTTGAAGGTGGTGGTTCGGGTTGTCCTTCACGTTGCGTTCGGACTTACGCTGGCCGTGGCACACTGTATACTTCGGGCAGGCGAGCAGGAAGGCCACGCGCTCAGGGGGCAGGCCGACCTTGCGGGCCCACGCCAGCGTCTCAGGGGTCAGAGTCTCCATGACTTGGCGAGGATGCGTCCTTCGGACATGATCTGCTGACGGGAGTTAGGCTTGAAGATATACTCCTGGTCGAAGAGGTGGCTGGCCCTGATCTCGGCAATGCTGTCGAGTTCCTCATCGTTAGCCGGGCCGACGCCGGCGGTGGCGACGTAGACCGTGCGGACCTTCCAGCCTTTCTCCCAGAGGATTTCCTGACAGACCCGCAGCTCATTGATGTAGCGCCAGTCAGAGCAAACGACCGTCTCGGGGGAGGGCTGGTCGTGGTGCTTCATGACCGGGCACCAGTTGGCGAAATGGCGGGCGAAGACGTCGCGGTCTAGGCGCCGTGCGAACTTGCCTGCGTTGACAAGGAAGTCGCGGTTCTCGACCTTGAAGTCCTCGCGGAAAAAGTCGCCGTCAATGCCGAGATAATCGATGTACTGGTTTGCGGCCTCCTTGAGGGCGTCGGCAAAGTTAATGTGCTCGGCGGGGCGTGTGGACCACTCAAGAAGCCCGGAGGCGAGAGTGTCCTTCCCGGCCCTAGCGAACCCGGAGATCAGCACAAGGGTCGGTGCGGCCATGGGCGTGGGTGCCTCGGTCATGACTTAGAAGGGAACGCCTTCAGGGGGCAGCGCGTCAGGGACGATGGGCTTCTGGCCGCCCTTGGGGAAGGTCAGCTTGTACTTGAACTGGGGCTTGCCGTTCCACTCGCCGTTCGGGATGGCCTCGACGCCGATCAGGCAGGTCTTGCCGCAGGCGGGTTCGATGTACTGCATGAACTCAGCAGGGGTCGCGTCCAAGCGCAGCTCTTCGGTGAACTTGCCGGAGAACTTGCCGATGAGCATGGCGAGCGGCTTGCCGTACTTGGAGCCGTAGGACTTGGAGAGGCAGTTGCCCTGGTCGTCGAGGAAGAACAGTCGGGCGGAGGAGGTGCCGTCCTCGTTGTGCTTCACCTTCTCGAACTTCGGCTTGATGAGCTTCAGTTTGTAGGTGCCATTCACTTCGATGGACTTGAGGGGCGGGCGGTCGGTATTGGGTTCCATGGTGGTAGATTAGGCGAAGGAGATGTTGGTCGCGGCGCTGGGCTTGGCGGCGAGGTCGATGGTGGTGATCTCCTTCTGGTATCCGGGCCACTCGCCCGAGGCGGTGCAATCCTTGTAAGCCTTGATGGCCCGCTCGAAGTCGAAGGCCGCGTTGGTCATCAGTTCCGGCCCCAGCTCATAGACGGCGGTCGCATAGGGCGGCTCCTTCTCGACGGCGATGAAGCGGAAGCCGAGGACGCGGCACTTGTAGGCGGCCTCGACAGCGTGGCGGTAGAAGTATGCCTGGAGGTTATAGCGATACTTGCGGACGGCCTGAAGGAAGCCGTAGGGGCTCGCGTCTTCGCAGGTCTTTAGGTCATAGATGTAACCATCGTCCGAGATGCCGTCGATGGCGCACTTGACCAAGGTATCCCCAAGGAAGGCCGTGAACATGACCTCGGTCTTCGACAGGACGATGCCGTGCTCCTTCATGCAGCCGATCGCGGCGTTCGAGACAGCGTCGACGAGCGCGCCTTCATCGGCGGTCAGGATGGCCTTGTCAGAATTGTGCTCGACGAAGTCAGCCCAAGCGGCCTTGCCCTCCTTTGTGCGCTTATCGACCTCGGGGGCGATGGCGTGGGTGGCGTTGTAAGCGTCCAGCCCTTCGAGGGCCAGTTTGTGGACCGCGGTACCGACCCGGAGAGCCTTGGACTCTTCGCGGGTGCGGGCGAGATACGCCTGGTAATGAGCGGGGGACTTGAGCAGTTCCTTGGCGCCGGATTGGTTGAGCGCTTGGATGCCGTCATAGATGACGCGTTCGGTGATGAGGTCGGGCATTGGTGTGTTTTCTTGGTGGTTGGTTATTGGTGGGAAAGGTCAGAGCAGGGCCATAATGGCCTTAGCCTGGGCGGGCCGGCGGCGTTCGATGGCCGTCAGGCACATGGTCGAGCCCACGGTGAAGCGGGAGCAGGCGACCGGGCGGTTCGAGTAGGTCTTGCACTTGCCGGAGCCGGACAGGTGCGGGCATCGGGCAGGGACTTCGGCGTACGTGCTTCCAGCGATCATGAAGACCTCGCCGCGGGCGGCGTAAAACTCAGTCGTGGTCGGCGATGCGTTGATAGGCAGGACGATGCTTTCACAGCAGGCCCCCTTGCACAATTCACAGGCTGTCATCTTCGGGGCTGGCTTCTTCGACGGAGGCGGAGATGCGGCGGACATCCTCGATGGCCTTCTCGGCGGCGTTCTCCATCTGCTCAAGGGTGTTCCGCAGGACGCGCAGCTGGACGACCAGGACATGGACGCGGTCATGGAGGGGCTTCACGGCGGCGGCCTCGTCAGCCGTCTCGATGTGATCGGAGAAGACCTGCAGCTCGGTGATGGCGGAGCGGTTGAGGTCCGAGACGGTGATGATGTCGGCGTCGTGCTGCTCGTAGCGTCCGGCGATGTGCTGGACGGTGGCGAGGGAGCCGGTGATGTTCTCCACTAGGCGCTTGATGTTGTCGCGGTTGGTCATCGGTTAAAAGCAAGTTCCTTTATTTCTCCGTTCGGAGCAAGCGTGAAGAAGCGGACATCTGATCGGGAGAAGGACGGGTAGGTCTTGCGCTTCCACGCGTTCAGGTCGGTCATGAAGTCGGCGGACTTGCGGGTCGTGAACTCGACGTAGGGGAAGCCGTCCAGGAAGAGGAGCAGGGCGTACTGCTTAGGGACGGTGGCGGCTATCTTCTCGATGCCTTTGGGGAGGTCGCTCATTTGCCGAAGCGGGCTTCCTTCCACTTGGCGACGGTGGCGATCATGACGGCCTTGGAAATCTGGCAAGTGATCATGCCGGAACCGAGGATGTCTTCCATGACGCGGGCGAGTTCGTTGCCCGCATAGCGGAGGTCTTGGATAGTGCGCATCTGGTTCTCGCATCGCTTCTCGGCACGGCGGCAGGCGTCCGCCCAGACTTCTTCGTTGTTAGGCATGGTTGCGGGCCTCCTTGGCGGCGTTCCAATTCCAGTATGCTTTACCGTCCCAATTGGTCGTGCCAGAGGTTGCTTTGAGGTAGGCTTTCTGTAGAACATCGCCGGCCTCGCTCATGGCTTCGAGTCGCTGTTCGAGCTGCTTGATGCGGGCTTCCTTGGCCGCAAGGAGGTTCCCCTGGTGCAGGGAACGCATGGCGGCGTTGATCGGGTCGTAGGCGTCGCTCATCGGGTGAGGGGGCGAGGGGTGGCGGAAGGGGCAGGGGCTACGGAGGCCGCAGGGCGGAAGCCGGCTGAGGCCACGGCGCCGTCATCGTCGAGGTCGACCGAGATGCCGCAAGCGGTCTGGATAGACTGGCGGCGGATGTAGGTGATGGCCCCGCCAATCTGCTGGGCGGTCAGGCCATCGGCCTTCACCATCAGCTTGCCGAAGTCGAAGCGTTCGCCGGACGCGTGCAGGAAGGCGGTGGATACGCCGACCTTGCCGTCCTCGGAGACGAGCGTCTGGATCAGGGCGAGGTCGTGGTCGAGCAGCACCGGCTTGATGGCGTCGAGCAGCGCGTCGAGGGAGACGTAGCGGGCCTTAAAGGCGGGGTTGATTTTGTTGGCCTTCACATTGTCGAGCTCAGCGAGCGCGGCGACGAGGGAGGCCGTGGCGGTTTGGGGGGTCTTGGGCGTGGTGGTCATGGTGGGAGATTATTTGTTGGGCTCGTTGGCCTTCGCGACTTCACCGGCCTTGATGGTGGCCTCGATGTCGGCGAGGGACATCCGGGTATAGCCAGGGACGAAGAGGTTGTAGTAGGTCACGCCGTTGCGGACAGTAGGGGTCAGCAGGCGGGCGACCTTCTGGTCGGGGAGGACGATGTAGGACGAGTCCGCGATGATGCGGTAGTCGGCGGGTAGTTTCGGGTCTTTCTTCATGGGAGATTAGTTGATGACGCGGCGGGTGGCAGCGTCGTAGATCAGGAGGGCGTCGGCGTTCCAGAGGGTGACGTCGACAGTCGGGAAGAGTTCGGCAGCGCGGGCCTTGAGTTTGTTCTTCCACTGGGTCGTGGTCAGTTCGCCCTTTGTGCCGCAGGTGTGGGCCTTCTGCCAGATGGCGGGGCGTATGCGGTGAATCTTCCAGCCCATGGCGACGGCGGCGCCGTAGAGGACGCCCGTGTTCCACATCAGTTTACCGATGGCCGAGCCGGGGATGTTCTTGCCGGCGAACAGTGGAGGCTCCTCGAGGAACAGTTCCGCGTCCTTGGCCTTGCAGCTGAGGTCAGCGAGCAGTTGGCAGACCTCGACATCCGACCCGGGCATCTTAGCGCACTCGACAGGGTCGCCGTCGACTGACCAGCAGATGCCTCCGTTCACGCCGGGGTCGATAGCCACTAGGAGGGATGCCATTCGGTAAAGACTCTTTAACGAGGATACGGGGACAAGCGGAAAAGATTGGCGACGCGGAAGGCGTAGTCGTTAGGGCGGAAGGCACGCTCGCGGGCGGCGGTCCATCCCACGTTCCAGACGAGGGCCATCTGTTCGGGGGTCGGGTTGGTCATCCCGATGCGGTGGAAGTTCGACCTGATCCAGCGGAGGTGCGAGGCGGCGACCATGTCCTGGGCGGTAGCGTCGCGCCACTTAGACCAGGGGAAGAAGTAGTGGCCCTCGGCCTTGAGGCGGGCAGAGGCGTCGTCCCAAGCGGCCTTGCCGACCTGATACATCCCACGCTCGCCGGCCTTGCCGATGGCCTTGCGGTTGTGCCCGGACTCGACTGCGGCCACGGCGGAGAGGAAGGCCGCGTCGGTCTTGGCTTGGGCGTTGAGCCCGAGGAGAAGGAGGGCCACGACGGAGAAGCGCTGGTTGAGGGTCATACGCGGCGAGGGACTTGTGATCCGGCGACCTCGAAGCCGTCAGCCAGCTCATAAGAGTATTGGATGCCGACCCATCCGCCGGCGGCGACGTAGGCCTGGAGAGAAACCTTGGTCGCCCCGTCTTCGTGCAGGGCTTCGTGATAGTGGTGCAGTAGCTTCTTCATCCGGGTCGAGGCGATGGCGGTCTTCGCGGAGCAGATGTCCCCGCACATGACGCGCTCGTTAATCTCGTAGATTTCGGAGAGCAGGGCGACCATGCCGTCGAGGTGTTTGAAGTTACTCACGACTCGGACTCATCGGGGATGGGGCCAGCGTCCTTGATGATGCAGCCGCGGATGATGGCGTCATTCAGGTCATCGACGCGCTGCCGAAGGAAATGAATCTCCTCGGACTGGTCGGCGATGACGTGGGCTTGCATGGTCAGAGCCCGATCCTGCCGGTCCGACATAGCCTTGAGGGCGTTGGCGGCGGCGTGGAGGGTCAGGGCGTAGGACCAGGGGAAGAGCCACCAGAGAGGCGGCTTGGTATTGGGGCGGATGATTGTCATGGTGGAGAATGGGCGATGGGATGGGTCAGGCATTGTCGGAGGGCAGGGCTTTGGCCTTGGCGATAAGCGCACGGCATTTGAGGTAGTAGGCGCGGCGGTGGGCCTTGACCTTCTCCGGGTTGGCCTTCTGCCACTTGACGACAGAGGCGAGATGCTTCTCGGGGTTGGCTTCCCGCCAGACGCGGTGCTTGATTGCGGCGATTTCCTTGTCGGTCATGGTCGTGTTACTTCTTGATGTTGTAAGGGCCGCGGCGCTTGAGGTTGACCCAAGTCGTGTTCGTGATGTCCAGCCACATCCGCAGGGTGCAGACGGTCGTCTCCAGGGCGGCGGCGGCATCGGCCTGAGACTTGCCGGCGGCGTTGAGCGCGGCGATCTGCGGGAGGATGGCCTGCAAGCGGTTCGCGGCGTATACGGCCATCGGTCGCTTGAGTGGGATAGGGCGACCAGCGAAGGTGAGGTGGT